TACTTATTACTTATTACTATTATTAAAATTTTTATTTATGAGTGTGTCAACATTTTATATATAGAAAGCGTCAACCACATACATCAAAGGAGTCCCATGTGGCCATATTCTGGGAGTCCCATAGGGGTATATCATATGGGTGTCATAAGGGGTATCATTTGACAAAAGATTGATTATGACCTACAAGTGGTTGCGTGAAGCACAAGATTGCCGAGGAGACACTTATGGTTAAGTGTGAAACCAAGGTTAAGAAGCGGTGGCGTGTGGCTTTCCTAGAGGCTACGGCTGCTGGGCGTAATTTCACCGATGCGTGTAAAGAGGCAAAGGTGTCACGTCCTGTGGTGTGGCGTAATATGGCTCTCCCCCGATTTAAGCGGGAGTTCGAGTGGGCTAAGAAATGTGCGAATGAGCGTTTGGAAGTGGAGGCGTATAGTAGGGCGATCAATGGGAGTGACCGACTTTTGGAGTTTATGCTCAAGAGCCGTATGCCTGAAGTGTATGGCGACAAGATGCATGTAAAGACCACGCACGAGACGACCCTAACGCTTGCGGATATTTCCGCGAAGTTGCGTACACGGGCCTTGGCTGGCACTAACTGATTGAAACTGGCCGTCGCATTGGCGGTGATGGTTTTACTGGCTGGGTGTAATAATCCTGACCATTCTGCAACTAGCCCTGGATTGGCGGAGTCCCAATGGGGTACTGGGTGGGGGAGGTGGCAAGGGGATCCTAGTACAAAATATCCAAACATCCCTACCATGGGGTCTGCCGTGGATGCGGGGGAGTCCCGATGAGTAACCTAAAACCCGCCGACGTGCTTGCAGAAGTTATCGCCAACCCTGCGGGTAGCTTCGAGATGATGAAGATTCGTAACAAGCTTGGCCAGATGGTTAACCCTAAAGCCAACGCACACCAGATCCGACTGGCCAAGGCATGGCAATACGCCTTCAAGGAGGGCAAGCCCCTGCGTATTTTGAGTCTCAAACCCCGGCAGGTAGGCTCAAGCACGTTCTGCGTATGGCTTGCGTACCTTGCGACACGGGGATTGGGGTCGAGAGGGGTGTTGATCGCCGACGATTACGGAAATACAAAAAATTTATGGCATATTTTGCGTCAATACTCCCAAAACGATCCCTTCCCATGGGGTACTGAGTGTGATGTGACCGATTCGGAGGCCAGAATGGGGAATGGTCGCCTAGTTCCTGACACCGCCATCAATCCGAAGGCGGGTAGGTCGGGTACTTTACAGGTTCTGATGGCCTCGGAGGTCGCATGGTGGCCAGCCACAGGAGCTAGGGCTGCAGGGGATACCATGGTGTCGCTACTCAACTCAATTTCCACCGCCCCTGGCACGATTATTTTATGCGAATCGACCCCTGCGGGGGCTAACGGGTGGTTCTATCAAACATGGCAGGATGCGGCCACGCTAGATAACCCCGAAAATGGGAATGGGTGGATTAAGGTGTTCACCCCGTGGTTCGAGTTCGATGAACACGTCGCCGATCCTAAAAATTTCGCCGGAGACGGCGACCCCGAAGAGCTTAAGGGCATTGAGTTATATGGCTGGACACCAGAACAAGTGGCGTGGCGCAGGCAAGTCATCAGGCAGAATTGTAATAACGACATACGGATGTTCAATCAGGAGTACCCTACCGATGATGCGTCGTGTTTCTTGGTTACAGGGCGACCAGCCTTCGACCCAGATGGGGTTCAGTACATCACGGCACAGGCATCCCAAATCACACCTCAAGGCCACTACCACCTTACCGAACAGAACTCTGGTAAAGTATCGGTATCCCCCGGACACGATGGGTGGTTGACCATATGGGAAGAGCCTCGTGTCGGGTGTCGCTATGTAGTTAGTGCCGACGTGGCCACAGGTGCGGATCAAACGAAAGGGCAGAACCCAGATTGTCACTCAGTACAGGTTTGGCGGGATCAGTACATCGATAAGAATGGGATCACGTACAAGCGGAGACTCGTTGCACGCATACGCCCCCCGTGCCGTGTCGCTATCGACAGACTCGCATGGATGGTTGAGATGGTATCCCGCTACTATGGAAGGACGCTTGTGATTGTTGAGGTCAACGGTCCAGGGCTGGCTCTAGTCGTGCTGGTTAAGAACAAGGTAAACCTTTACCGCCGGCAGGTGTTCGATATGTCCTCACAAAAGACAACTACCAAGTTGGGATGGGATACGACAAGTTCTACCCGCCCTATGCTTATCGCATTGGTATCCGAAGGGGTGCGCGAGCAGACACTCGATATCGCATGTCCACGGGTTGCACAGGAATTAGGAAAAACAGTTGTCCATGACAACGGAAAGATTCAAGCTGCCGAAGGAAGTCACGACGACGATGTGATGTCACTTGGCCTAGCCCTGCATGCCTTGAGCCAAGGAACCATATACAGTCAGCCCACGATGAAGCCCAAGATGCCAGACGACTACAAGGTACAGAACGACGCAAAGCTGATAAAAGCCCTAATTCCAGCCATGTAGCGCGAATTTAGGCCATTGTAGTTGCTTTTTACTTTCGACTCGGACAGAATCGCTAAATGGGCGCACCAAGCACAGAACAGGTTGCATCCTTGGCTGCGGAACTTATCCGTCAAATTATGTCCAAGGGTAGCGACAAGAGTGGTACTGGAGAGTGGTACACACGGGACAGCCTTCGATACCACACCGACAGAATCACAAAGCATTTATCTATTGCGCTCACCCAAGTTGAGGGGAACTCAGCAAATCCAGACGATGGCGGGGAAACTTTCAAAGACCATTTAGCGAGGGTTGTGTGCCGGGCAGTATTCGCTTATATAAAAGCAAATGACCGATGATATTGCACTTTTCGTTATTTCCACAGGACTTTTATGGCTCTGGTACGTAAGCAAGGCTTAAAGAGAAGTGGTACGCTAAAGCGTACGCCACTACGTCGTGTCTCAAAGAAGAGGGCGAAACAGAACAAGGAGTACAGCCGACTTCGCCAAGAGTTTTTAACGACAAGACCGATTTGCGATGCGTGCGGTGGTAAGGCTACGGAGATCCACCACAAGCGGGGTCGATTCCAAGCACGTCTTTTAGATCAAGATTACTTTGCACCACTCTGCCAACCCTGCCACCAAAAGGTTCACCTAAACCCGAAGTGGGCTTACTCTATCGGGCTGATGGTCCCGCGCTAGATTTCTTGGCTTGTTGAGCAAGGTGAGCCTGCCAATGCAAGTCCCAGGCCTCGTTCAGAGATTCGGGTGAAACATAAAAGCGGGAACTCATAGCATCTGCATTTCTGCGCGCTTGGAGCTTTCCATACTCCTCCAAATTTCAATCTTGGATTGGGCGGTAAGCATAAGCCACTTCAACTTCTCTTCAGCGGCAATCGCCTCCTTGATTCCAAGTAAGTGCTGATTGTAGTCGGGGTGTCCGTGGGCATATCTTTCTTGGCCAGCAATAGTTTTCTCGCCAGCGATCATGGCATCCTTCATCAGCCTCGCTTTGACGGAATCGGTGAAGTGTTCCAAGTAGTGCCGATTCGCCTTTGCCTCTGCAAGTTTTTCAGCGTGTTCACGCATCCAGTCGGAAATGGCGATCGGGTCTATGTCGCTCATCGTTCGGCCTGGATTTCGTGAACATCGCACGACTCTGCAAATCTTGCATATGTGGCAACGATGCGTTCGTCCATCATGGCTGCCTGCTGAAAGCTGTTTGATGTAATGATCGTAGGCAACTTGTTCGCAAGCCTACCTTCAGCAATTAGGTACATCCCCTCCATTACGGGACCAGTTTGCTGTTCTTTCCCAAGATCGTCCAAGAATAAAACACCAACCTTACAGATCCTATCGATCTCTTCTTCACGCCCATCACGCGAACTCATCGATAGCTTCATTCCGAGCCTGACAGACGATACGGCATCAATGGAGCGACCACGCAATAAGGCACGACGTAGAGCCGTGAACGCCGCTCTTGTCTTTCCGATTCGATGGGGACCAGTCACCCAGAGTCCTTTTGACCCCTTTTCGTTCCATGCATCGAAAATGATCTTCACGGAAAACGGAAGCCTGTCTGGCTCTGTCTCACGATACGCCGGCGGGCACACCTTTTTCCAGATCTCGTCACATCTCTCAAGGTGACGCATAGCAACTTCTTCTTCACGTTTTTTCTCCCAATCGACCTTGGGCTTGTTTTTGACTGCACGCTCCAGCGAGTCCAATGCTTTTTCCATTTCTGTTGTCATGTTAGTTTTTGCCACGGCGTTTACCTGTATTAGCCATAGCCTCCTCTCTTCTTTTTTGCAAATAATCTTCCCAAAGCGTTGCGGCTTTCATCGCATCCTCTTTGTTTGTGAAAGAAAATAATGGGTCTGGGTGTTTACCCCCCATAACAAACCTATGCCCCATTGGGTTTTCGCCGCAAACATCACTTCGAGTCCATAGGTTAAATCTGTCATCTTCACGTCTAATAAAAACTTCAACTGCGATGTTCATATAATGACCTTCTTAATAGTTCCGGGTGGTAAGATGTCCTTAAAGGCTATTCCCTTGTTTACTGGATTCATGCGTTTGAAGTTCCTGTTACTTTGAAAGTCCGACCAGAATCTAGCAAGAATCGATTGCCATCTCATTATCGGCCTTCCAGAAAGTTCCCAATTCATGTCGTTTAATCTTATAAACTCTGTCTTAAGCCAACCCTCGTCAGCCATAAGCCGTTTGCCTTCTGCCATCCATTGTTCGATTGTCGGCACGCTGCTAGTAGCTGGCTTATGGCTACTGGTTATATGGTTATTGGCTTCTGGCTTATGGTTATTCGGCATCAAATCAGCATCAACAGAAACATCAAACTCTGGTTTTTTAACTTCCTTAACTTTTCTAATGTAACGCTTCTGGCTCTCGTTGTGCAACTTACGCGCCTTACTTTCACGCAAAAGCCTACGCGAGTAGATAATCATTCTGTCATCACGAGCAAAGACACCTGCATTTTCAAGCTCGTCAAGTAGCGACTTAACCTTGCTGATTGCTTCTGCCGTGTTCCCAACGCCAACAGCCATCGAAAGCATCCTTTCGTCCATCGGCCTGTCAGCATCATTTTTGAGATACCCATATTCTGGTGATCTTGCCATAAGGCAGAGCATATCGATCCAGAGTCCACGGGCTTCCAGACTTACCATTCTAAGTGCGTTGTCCGACATCCAATCCCTTACATAAAACTGCAGGAATTGCATTTTCATTTGGTTTCCTCCTTTATGATTCGGATGAATGTCATTTGGACGTCACCCCTTTTGTGTGTGTGAAAAACTGATCGAACCACTCCAGGGTTGTCATCTGGCAAATAGCCGAGTTCGACAAGGCTATCGAGGAGGTCTTTGGTGTCGTAGTTGTCGATATCAAGCAACCTTGGCCGAACGTGGTGGAACCAGATATCGTATGTTTCTTTGCGTCCCGAACAGCTTTTCTTGCCTCCTGCTTTAACCTTCGATTTACTGCCCAATGAAGTCGTTTTGTCTTGTTTCTGCTTGGAACGGCGTAATTCAGTTCCAGTACCAATATCTCTTGGAATGGAGTACCCAAGTTGCTTAATTTGTCGTCGTGTAACACGGCTCATTATTTTCCTTTTTTGAGCAAAGCATCGTGCCTTCTAACAATCTAATTACAGCGTGTCAACATTTTTTACTTGCATGAAATATTTTTCTAAATACATTTACCCACGACGGCTATGGGTTCCCCTTCTCGGGGTTCAGCGCGGTTTGTGTGTCCCGCTGGTTTCCTCCCCATAGCCGTCTTTTTTCTACTGAAGAACAACACTTTACACGAAAAAGATCAAAAAAAGCTAGACACACCCATTTTATCCCATATTGTCCAGCTATGGGGAAACAAGATCTCGTAACACTACACATCCCACGGGAAGTGGCCGACGCACTCGAGGGCATCTGCGAAAAACATTGTTTTGGGAAATGGACTTATCTTGCCAGAAGAATTTTGGCTCTCTACGTAAGACAACAAACAGAAACAATAAAAGGAGGAAAAAAATGAGTGACGAAATCATCGTACATAACGCAAACCACAATTCAATTACATCCAACTGGAGGCAGTCCACAGATGTCGCACACGTCTGCCGCGAAATCGTAAATCAGACCGCCAAGAATATCGGGGGTCGCAGGTACGTGCAGGTCGAGGGATGGCAGAGCATCGCCACGGCGTACGGGTGCGTAGCATCAGCAAGAGACGTTGAGAAAATCGAGGGCGGGTACAGGGCAATCGGCGAAGTTAAAAGAATGGACAATGGCCAAGTAATCTCTCAGGCCGAGGGCTTTGTCGGAGATGACGAGGCGACTTGGGGCAAGCGACCAGTCTACGCGCGCAGGGCCATGGCACAGACACGAGCGATTAGCAGAGCCTGCAGATCCGCATTCGCGCACGTGGTTGTGCTAATCGACAAATCTTTGTCGACCACGCCGGCGGAGGAGGTGCCAGAAGGAGGCTTCGAACCCACCCCTAAGACATTTACAGTCCGAGAGGTATCTGCAACTGAAATCACACAAGCCCCACGGCAAGATGAAATGTACGTAAGAAAAGCAACGAAGATCAACTCTGCAGAGGTTACGATTGAGCGAATGGAGCAACCAGAGGAAAAGCCAAAGAAAGCTCCTGTTAAAATCACACAAGCCACAGGCGGGTGGCGTGACGTAACAATGCGTTTTGGCTCAAAGAAGGGCAACACCCTTGGAGATATTGAGGCCAACGATCAGCGGTACTTGAAGTGGCTTTCCTCTACATTTGAGCCTGGACTTAAAAAAGACGGAACTCCGTGGCCAGAGGACGTTAAGTTGCGAACTGCGCTGGACGAGTTCAAGCGGGAGTGCGAATCAGAGAAGTCGGTGCCAACGGCGAGCTACGCTACTGGCGAAGATGAGGGCGTGCCGTTTTGACCTCGTACCAACTCGATAGAGCCGCAGTAAACTTTGCGTTCACGCTGGATCAGCCAGAGCTAGACTTTGGAACTCAGGCAAGAAAACTTGTCAGGAGAAATGATCCAGACACAAGTCACGATGCGGCAAAATCAGTAGATACATCACGCCTAGAGGCCATGGTCTATGACGCAATCAAGACATTTGGAGAGACAGGGTGCATAAGCGATCAGATTAGAGACGCATTCCCAAACATGCCATACTCATCTGTGACAGCTAGGTACAAGGCTCTTATGGACAAAGGAATGATCGTAGATACTGGAAAAAGAAAGCCCGGCAAATCTGGAAGAGGACAAAGAGTAATGAGGATATCAAATGCCATCTGTGCTACCGCTTAGATCGTCAAGCATCAAGAGAAGGGTTCTGTGCCCTGGATCTGCAAAAATGGAGTTTGGGCTTCCAGATACAAGCACTCCAGAGGCAGAACACGGGACAATGTTGCATGAGGTAATGGCTGGCACAAAGGACAAAGAGGGGTTGTCGCACGAAGACTTAAAGCTTGTTGATGATGCCACGGAAATGCGCAACGCAGTCCACAGGCAGATCATCGCTACATCTGGTAAGGCTTTAGGAGAGTCAATGACTGGGTTGCGCAAGGAGATTGAAGTAGAGCTTTTCCTTCGGGACGATCAGCTAGATCCGCTGGTTTCTGGGCACGCAGACGAGGTACTTATAAACGAGACAAAGCGCTCTGCACTTATTGTCGACTACAAGTTTGGAAAGATCCCAGTAGATGACGCTCCAAGTAATCTACAGCTTCGAACATATGCGGTTATGCTGGCAGACCAAGAGGATCTGGACGAGGTCTGGGCGGCCATCATCCAGCCAGCAGTATCTGGTAATGAAAACACCACAATAGCCCTGTTCGACAAGAAGGCGTTGCTAAGCTGGAAGAACAGATTGGTAGAACTTGCGTCAATAGTTAACTCTGAAGAGCCTCCGTTAATTGCATCGCAGGAAGCCTGTCACTACTGTAAAGCTAGGGGAATATGCCCTGCGGCTAGAGAGCAAATGTCGAAGATTGTCACACACGACAAAATGCCTTTATCGGTAGAGTTGTTACCAGAACTGCTTGCCAAATGCATTATAGCCGAGCGAGTAGTAGAAAGAATTAGATCTGCAGCTAGGGAGCTATTGGCAGACAACCCAGAAGCAATACCAGGCTGGAAACTGAAGCCAGTACAAAGAAGGGTAATTAGAGACCCCGTTCTTGCTTTTGAGAAAATATCAGACGTTATGTCATCTCAGGACTTTGCAACAGCCTGTTCCGTCAAGATAGCAGAGCTAGAAAGAAAATTTGTGCAGGCGATGGTAGCGAACGGAATGAAGCCGGGTGAGGCAAAAAGAGAATTTGGGACAAAAATGGGAGATGCAATAGACACAAGGACAGACAACTGGCTAGTACCGAATAAATAGAGTTGTAAAAAGGCTAGACTAGACGTATAAACTAGTCATGTCAGCCATAGGGCAAATACCCATAGCTCCCGCTGTTGCGGCTCCAATACCCGTTGGGGCTATCTCCGTTTCATCATTAGCCGCCCTAACTCTGGCGCAGCAAGATACCATTGTAAGGGGAACTATTGTTGTAACGCCTACCCAGACATACGTTTATACTGGCGCTGGGAGCAAGACAATCTCTGCAAGCTATATTAATTTAATAGGTGATGTTATAGTAAACCCTTCACAAGCCATCGCTTTTGCTATCGCACTAGGATAAATATATGAAACAAATCGCATCAACCTATACATACAATAAGACTACTGGAGTAATCACGCTGACAGGAGTGAACATTGATAGAGATCAACTTCTTTTAATCGTCAATACAACAAGGAACGTCACTTACTATAACTTCGCTGATTCAGCGACAACGCTCCAAGCCTTTACGAAAGGAGCAAATACTTCACTTACCCTAAATAGCTCGGTTATAACCGCATCGTCAGCACACGCAAACGGAGATGCTTTAATAATTTACTACGATGACCAAGCAGGCACGGTGAAGGTAGATGGGTTTCATACGCCTGAAACTACTGGCGGTGGTGTTATTCAACTTATTGCTGATGCTGAAAAAGATACAATCAGATCATCGCTATGGATTCCAGCTTCTTCGGCCACTAATGGAAGTGCGGGAGAAGGACAACTCTTATCACAAAACTATCCAATGCCTGTAAGCAATTCCGCTTGGGTTCTTCTAGGAACCAGAGATTGGGGTGACGACAATACTCCTTGGGATATTACTGGGCTAAATGAATACTCCTCTATTCGTCTTGAAAATAACGGAGGCGGGGGATCTGAAATTGAGGCATTTGCATACGGAAACTATGCAAACGAAATGTGTTGGACTTGGGATGGAGACACAAGAGCGTTATTTGAGCGAACCTTAGGCTTTATGGACGCTAAGCCCTATACCGCACCAGTTCAATACGATGGGATTAGGTTCTTATTGCGGCTTGATAACGCATATGATCCGTGCATTTCAAAGTTATACGGGAAAAAGAACTTCACAAATCTTGGATTAACAAATTATGATCTTCGATCAACGCCAGTTGTTATTTCTGGCACGGTGCATCCACCCCGGGGAACGAACTCGTATCTATATAATTTCACATCCGTAACAGCAGCATCCCTAGCCGACTTTCAATATAGTGGTCGCACGGCCTTGAGCGTATTCAATGATGGCACTGGCACACTTTATATCTCCCCCCAAAATACCGTCTCAACGAGTTCATATATGGTAAAGCTTTCCCCTGGCGAGTATTGGGAGTGTCCAACTGGTGCCCTTGCAATTTCTTATTGGGCTAAGTTTGGGTCGGCTGGAACTGCAAGGGTAGCGCAAATCTACTAGGAGGCTGTGTACCACGATGAGCAATCACCGCGAGGGCTTGGCGGGGTTAACGGGTAGTTGGAGTAACGAAGACCATAAGGCCATACTAGAGGTAAGGGAAAGAATCCTGATTATGGAAGAACGCCAGCGGGCCATAATGGGGATGCTCGAGCAAAGCCTAAGCAGATACGCAGATTTACACAACAGGGTAACATCACTAGAAGCACTAAGACACAAGCTATGGGGTATAGTAGCCGTAATAGGATTCTTATTTACTATTGCGTGGGAACTGCTTAAATCAAAGATCAAATGAACAGGGCAATACAACTGCTTGTTAGGGAGTTAAGCCTGCTACGAGGGGTTGTATATGAAGTCTCGGATATGGTTAGGGCATCTGAGAATAGGGTGAGCGATGAGGTTGGGGAATTTCACGCAGATCGGGTTGTCGACGCAATTAAGAAATTAAACGACTTTTACACGGCAGAGAAACTACAAATAGAAAAAATAAAGGAGGAGTTATGCAAATAGTAACATGGGTAACATCAAATTGGGAAGCAGTAATCGCATTGGTTGGAGGAGTGGTAATTCTTGCTAGAGTTATTGTCAAACTCACGCCAACGCCGGCAGACGATAGCGTACTTGAGAAGGTGGTGAACTTTCTGAAGGGCGTTGGTCTCCACATCGACGAGAAAAAGTGATAGGGGCAATACTTGGACTTATAGCTGGCCTAGCTACGGCGATGGCTGCATACTATAAGTACAAAAGCCTCAGACTTCCAAGGGACATAGAAGATGATGCTAAAAAAGCCCGTGACGCTAGGCATCGCCAAATTAACGGCTGGCTTGGCCATGGTCGTCCTCCCGCTGGCGGGATGCGCGACGACAACTAGCCCAATATCACACAGCTACGACGCTCCTTCACGTCTTATGAAGGCTTGGGATGAGCAAGAACAAAAAAACGGCCAAGCTCCTTACTGGTCCAAAGCTTTGTTTGGCGAAGCGTTACATGAAATTGTGGAACGTGACGCACAAATTGAATCGAAATGAGACTCACGAATCCAAGGGCAGTAAGCCCAACAAGGCATAGCCCAAAAGTAGTATCCAAGCCAAGTAAGAGGCCATCGTACACGAGGGAGCAAGCCAAGGCATTATTGTCCGATTTTAACCTGTATAAAGAGCCTGTCGTAATACTTGGCTTTAGAGGATACTACCTAGACAGCGTTGGAGAAAAGGGAAAGAACGATAGGGGTGTTTATGATGACGCAATTATTATAACCTCTGATAAGTGCCATTCTACATATAACGCAAATACCGACCCAAGCCTATATAAAAGTGGCATAGCCTCACTAGTCCCTGGAAAATACTTGTACAAGATTGGAGTCCACGGATTGTCCAAGCCAAAGGCACAGCAGTACGAGGCGTTAGTGCAGGCAGAACCTGTAATAGTGGCAAGGGACGACGGGCAGACCGAGGAGGGGTGGTTCGGCATAAATATCCACAAGGGATATAACACGACAACAGGATCTGCTGGATGCCAAACAATTGCACCCGACCAATGGCAGGCATTCATAGAAACGATAAAACAGCAATTAGTGTTTTACAAACGCAAGGTTGTGACCTATTTGTTATTAGACAAACAAGGGTAAAAATGAACGTAACCCGCAAATGGAGAAGATGGATGGCAGTAGGCTGCACGCACGCTGGCCACCTAGACTACAAGGCTTGGAAAGAGGTGCTCGCATTTAAGGAGCGATGGAAGCCAGAAACAACTATCCACTTAGGTGATTTTTTAGATACAAGTGCATGGCGCGCTGGGGCAAGGAATAGTCAAGACGACCCAGACAAAGGGGCATCGATATCAGACGATTACTTGATAGGGATATCACACCTCAAAGAACTAGCACCCCAAGTTGTAATGCTTGGAAACCACGAATGGAGAGTCTGGGAACTAGTCAGGAGTAGTTCAGCAATAATTGCGTATGCAGCTGAAGAGGGCGTTAAGTGCATCGAGGGTGCGATCAAAAAAATGAAAGCCAGAATGTTTGAGTACGACATCGAGAAGGGCGTGTTTGCTCTTGGTAATACATACTTTATTCACGGGTATTCGCATGGGGAAGCGGCCGTAAGGGATGCCGTAGAGAGCTATGGGAAACCAGTAGTGATGGCACATTTACATAGGCCAGAAATAGCCAGGGGAAGGATACTTGGTGCGCCGACTGGACTTTGCACGGGAACTTTGGCTAATATAGGGGCTATGGGCTATGCGAGAAGGAGGCGAGCAACCCTGCGCTGGGGGCACGGATTCTGCTATGGGGAGTACGCCCATGATGCTTGCGTAAGTTGGCTCGCAACACCAACCAAAGGAGAATGGAGGCTTCCAGCATAATGCTACACAGATACCCAAAAGATAAGAACGAATGGACTAAAATACTCCACTCAGCACTAACTAACCAAGCTGTGAAAGTTCCGAAGGATTGGTTAACGTCGGATCAGGTAGGGGAAGAAATGGGAGTCAACAGGGCGCAAGCAACGAAATTTCTGAAGATGCTAAAAATGAAAGGTCTTGTTGAAATACAGTACTTTAGAATATGCGTTAATGACGAATACAGCATCGTAAGGGAAGTGGCCCACTATAAGCTTTCTAAAAAAATAAGAAAAACATTGTTGACAGGAAAGTAACGTAACTCTATACCAATCAAATATGGCTGAGAATCCAAGTGGCGAAAAGCCCTTGCAAACAAGTCCCGAGTCGTCGCCGACTGCGGGAGTAACCTCTAGTCAACCCCGTGAGGACTTTTGGGCTACCGCAACTGCTGGTGGCGATCTTGAAAAAGCTCTTGCACAGGAGGCTGGCGTTGAGACATCGAAACCCACCGAACCAGAAAAGACTGAGGCAAAGGAAGAGCCAGTAGAGGCAGTAGCCGAAACTAGCGATGCCCAGCAAGCCGAGGATTCGAAGCCAGAGACTGCAGGCGATGACGAGGATTCAGACGAAGCTCCTTCCCGTGTAAGGTTAAACCTTAAAAACATGGGTGAGAATAGTCGGAAAGCCGCATTGTTGTTAAAGCAGGGAGTGCCGATTGAAGATATCGCAAGGGTTCTCGTTAATGAGAATCAAGCGGATCAGCAGGAGGCAGTATCAGAAGATTTCGAAGACCCTCAAATCACGGACGCACAGGAAACCCTGCGTGTTGCCGGTGAAGAACTTGCTGAACTTACCAAGGGTGTTGAGGCTGATTACGATATTGCAAAAATAGCTAAACTTGGCCCAACCCTAAAGAAGTACTTGGACGCTCAAAATGATCTTCGCAAAGCTACGGATGAAGCCGTAGCAAGCCGAAATTACGAGTCCCAAGCCTCAAAGTCCAGAGAGCGTGCCCTATCGAAGTTCCCCGAGGCCGCCGACCCAGAAAGCCCGCTACGGCTTATGGTCATCGGCCTATGGAATAAGGCAAGCGACAAGGACAAGTCAGACCCAGCGTTCATTGAGGCTGTCACCGACAAGGCGGCAACCTTATTGAGCATGAAACCTGTTTCGGAACGGGCTAAGAAGGATGTTTCAACGCCGCCCCCAGCAAAAGCAACTCAAAAAGCTCCAGCCAAGGTAGCTCCTCACGCAACGCCTGTTAGTGGCTCTGCCACTACGAGTGTTGCCCCAAGATCATCGGAAGAGGAGTTTTCAGAGGCCCTGACGGCTTTGTTGGGTAGCGATAAGCACCTACTTAGCTAGGTCTAGCGATTGCTAGATCATTAAAGGCCTAAAAGCTCTTCTCCGAAAAGGAGAAATCAAATGCCAGTTAGTAATCTTACTGTCTCTACCTTCTCTGATTTGGTTTCAAAATACCCTAATGCTCGTCAGAAAATTTGGGCGGCGAAAGCCATCCAGACGACCAGCCGGGTCAATTTGTTTGCCAAAATGGAAGGTGCAGAAGGCAGCGGAAAACCCGTCGTCCGTAAGGATGACCTCAAAAAAACTCGTGGAGACAAGATTGTTTTCACAGTAGCGGCCCCTCTGGGCAGCCGTGCCACCCTCGGGGCCGAGACCCTGCGTGGAAGCGAAGAAACCCTGAAACTCGGAACCTTCGAACTGCAGATCGACTTGCGCCGTCATGCGGCCGGCTTGGATGACAAGCACCGGATGCTGACTGCCGTTGAGTTGGACTACATCATCGCCGAACAGTTGGGTGCCCATCAAGGCTTGACCCAGCAAGACGATTTGATGATGATGTTCCGCCGCAAGGCGATCGTAGCCAACCAGCTTTTCGGTGGAAACAAGTCCGGCATCGCCGCTCTAAAGAGCGCAGACGTCGTGAACAAAACCATCGTTGAAACCGCTGGCGAGATCCTGAAGAGCCGTGGTGGTGAACCCGCCATGGTTCAAACCTATGGAGAACAGGACGTTCAACGTTACTTCTATGTCAGCAGCCACACGGCTCTGAACAATCTACGTAACAGCCTTTCCACGGAGTACGGCGCTGCCGCTCCCCGTGAAGGCAAGAACCCCTTGTTCACAGGCGAGCATCTCGACTGGAACGGCCACATTATTGTCCCTCACCTGACTGTTGACCATGACGGCTACGGTCCTGTCGGCTCCCCGTTGTTGCCCAAGGCATTCCTTGGCACCGCAATTGCCGCTGGAACCACAGCTATCGACATCACCGGCGGGCGTGACGCAACTGGTGCCGCTCTCACTCGTCCGCTCTACTTCGGATTCTTCAACAACTATGACTAC